CTCTGCTCAAAGAATGATACCGCCTGAGGATAACCGTTCTTAGGCCCCCAGGCTCCTTCAGCCCAGTTAGTAGTAAATCCTGTGGATGAAGAACTCTGTAAAGTAGCAATGACAGTCGCCGAAGCGGTGCCTGCATTAGTTATCCCTGTTATCCTCACATAACCATTAGAGTTACCCAGCCTGAGCAATGAACCAGATAAAGAGGCGGAACCTGCGGTAACGAAAGTATAGCCCGATGATGCTATTATGCTCACTGTCCCGGATGTTCCCGTGGCCCGGATATAATGGGTTGAATTAGAGTTATCCGGCATCCAGGGGCCCCCGGTGAAATCAACGTCAGCAAGACTCCAAAGATAATGGCTTGAGCGGGTAAGTTTCCTTACAGGATGCCCGGAATGAGTAAAATACATAGTGTCCGCATCCTGGGCATATTGCAAAGCGGAAACATTAGTTGAGGTATAAGAAGTGGAAAGTTCAACCGCTACGGTTGCTGTAGACATCAAGATACCGCTGTCTTTATAGAACCGGAAGTATTGGTTTCCTCCCTCTATTATATAAGCCTGGGTGGTAGAGAATTGGAAAGGGATTAAGCGCACTGCGGAGGTAGATAGTTTAGTGGAGGCAGCAAGGTAAGTCCCGGGTCTGCGATAAGCACCGCCATAGACACGGACAAAAACATTATTCAAAGTAGCCGCGCCATTCTGGTATTTAGCTACATCTACACGCCCCTCTATTTGAGGTGAGAGCTCGCCGCTGTTAAAATTCGTTTGTATGAAATTTAGGTTGCCCATTTACACCCGTCCGGTTATAGTCCACAAGTCCTGGTCTTCGGTATTAACCGAGTTAGATTCCTGGGCATCAGTCTCCTTAGCTGCCTGCAGCCTGGTCTGGTATACTGAATTCACCAACTCTGCCGTGGCTTTGTTATTGGTGATAGCGTATGATAACTCCGCGGCCATCCTGTAGGCTAGAACCATAATGAACTGTGAAGTATATTCGTTAGGATCAGTGATATTGGCGATGTATTTAATATAAACCGAGTCATAATTAATTAACAGCTTGCGTCCTTCTATCTTATACTCACTGGTAGGTATAGTAAGCGAACCGTCGTTAGCTTCTATCACCCTTAAGCACCCTGTAGGAAGCTGGAACTCATAATCATATTCATAGGTCGGAGTAGAAGCAAGTAAGGCCAAAGAAGCCCTGGCGATAGCAAAGTTCCAGGGATGCGCTCTCAGGACATCCTCAAGGCACATATCATATATGGCAGTCAAACGCCGGGCGTTCTCGTTGTTATCAGTTAACGCTGTTATCCTGTCCGCGCCCAGGATTGTCAAAGCCAGGTTGGAGATATCGACTGAAGAAGCCATGGAACCTCCTTAAAAAAGGGGCGAGACATCTCTGCCCCGCCCCATTTCTTTATTCAACCGAATACAGAACGGTAACCTTTATCGCACCCGTAGAGATGATTGACGGGTTAGTTGCTCCCTTGACTCTGATATAGTTATCCGTTATGCCGGTTACGACATAGTTACACCCAGCCACGTTAGTCGGGCCGACCTGGACAGCAGAGGTCGTCAACTGAATGGAAGCGATGTATCTATCATCGTCACCCTCATCACCGACTACAATAGCGTTATTGGTGCTTAACGCTGTCGTAGTAGATGCCACGATAACCGACAATACCTGCGCCCCTGTGGGGATCTTATCCCCGACAATGATATAGTCATTGCTCTTAAGGACTGAGGATGCGGAAATCGTCGCGGTATCTTGCATTACTCTTACCTTGCCGGTAAGCACACCAGGATCGGCCTGGTTAGCTCCGGTAGGGTCTAACGTTTTGGCATAATTAGTGCCATTGCCATACTTAGCCATTGTTTCCTCCTGTTATTCGGTGCATAAGATTTGGACGCACTTAGCTTCTTCCATGCGAGTCGCTCCAATACCCATGGACGCATAGACCTGGGTCGCATAGGACTTGTCAGCTCTCTGGTCAATACGGGTAGTGATATCCTTAGCCAGCGCAAGCACTACACCGGACTTTACCCACGCAGGGCAAGAACGGAAGTTAGCTGCAACTGAGGTCAGGCCGTAGGGGAAGGACACACGATTACACACGATGAACTTGAAGCCTAAGAAGGTATCAACTTCACCGCGAACCAAAGCGCGGACTGTATTATAGTCAGCATCTTTGATTTCGGAGATATTCAGCAGATCGGTCAACTGGGTTGACGTTACTGCAATATATCTCTCTTCGTTCGGATCACAGTCAGCGCCATCAAGGATAGCCTTTGCGTCAAGAAGTTTCTGCAAGGTCATTCTTGTTGCACCGCCGGATACGATATTAGCTGCGGTAAACGGTGTTGCTGTTCCGCCAGCCTTGCCCGCATACGCTGTGTTGCTGAAGCACTCAATGATTGCATCGTCAATGGAACGCCCTAAGGCCCATGCTGCGTTGGTAGCATAGTCGCTCTGGGGATCGATCAACATCTTGAGCTTGTCTTCTTTGTCAATAAGGTCAGCCCATTCATAGTCGTACATGGAAACTCTGCGACGTCTGTGGTCTGATTTTACCAGAGGGGTATCGGTGTTGCGGCCTGTTTTCTTCTGTGCTGCGGTTGAACCGAGTTGGTCGAAATACGCCTCTTCCCCGGTAACAGTTTCCATACGGACTGCATTACGGAGAAGTGAACCTTTTTGCTGGACTAAAAAGTCCAGGTTGCTTCCGAATTGTTTTACGAAAGCGGTAGTAATGTCTGCCATGGTGGCCTCCCTAAATACAAAGTCAATCGCGTTGTGAGATTGTCCTTCGTTGCGATTTAAGAAGGGTCTTTAATCACTAACCGCTCTCGGGCCTCTTACGAGGTTGTCCAGGCCAAGACTGGGTTATGAGTTGGGGTACGCCATCTCATGCAGATGACGCCACTTGTCCTTGAAATACTCATACTCCGGATGCATCTTGTTATTCATAGGGTGATTCTTGTCTTTCATTGCCTCACCCTGAATCTTCTTTATCTCTGCCATCGCCTCATCAGGGGACATGGTCAACCCCGGAGCCTTGCCGGCTAAGGTATCCTCAGAGAAATTCTTAGCCATGTTGGCGATGAACTGTATCATATCCGGGTCGTTATTCAGCCCGGTGGATTTAAGTTTTTCAACAAAACCTTCTGAGCCATACTTGATGACAGCCTGCTCAGCTATCTGATAGTTCTGCTCAAAAGCCTTGCCCCATTGCTTTCTTAAGGCGTTCTCAGCTCCTACCCTGGCTTGATCGCGCTCAGACATGAACTGACTGTATTGCGTAGCCTCATTATTCATAAACCAGCTGTAGAGCTGGTTAACCTGGGCGGGGAGTAACCCTAACTCCAGAGCCTTGCTCTTGAACTCTTTTATGAACTCTTCCTTCGGCAATGGCAGCCCTTCGGGAAGCTTGACTTCAGGTATCTGGTAGCCATCTGCGGTTTTAGGGCGTCCCAGTCTTTCAAAAACTACATCCCAATCCTCTTTTGTAGCCTTATCGCTAGGGACAGGTATCTTATCACGTCCGATTAAACGCTGTGCCTCTACCCATGACTTAGCTAAATCCCCCGGCGATTTGAAGTTCTTAATGCTAGGATGATCTTTAATCGTAGGGTCTAAATCAGTACGCCAATCCACAACTTGTGCTTGGTCTTGGTTGTCCAATGCTGGATCAAGATTGTCAGGCATTTCATTTTCCTTTCTTGCTGTACTTATGATGTTTGTACTCTTTATCCGATACCTTACTGTGTTTCTGCATTCTTGCTGCTACCTTAGGATGATTCGCAAACATGTACTTCCTCTGTTTATCCGAGACCCAAGGCATATTACCTCCCGCTCAGCTTTTCTAACAGCTCTATGTCAAGATTAACCATTGTTTTAACATGGAGGAAGAAACATCTTGCCCCTTCGTTCAGCAGGGTAGCGTGGGTATCCCCTTGCACAAAAGTAGTGGTGTTATAGTAGCCCCGGTAAGCCAAGTCCAACAATACCCTCTTGCCCTCCTCGGTTGAGAATACTTTGCGATAATCTTCCCTTAACCCTTTTAGCTTATCAACATCATCTACCACTACCTTTACCTCACTCATTTCAACCC